CAGCCTCCTGGTATCTGTCAACAACAATAAATCCTTCCCATATTGGAATGTAAAAAACAGCTGATCCTAGTTTAGCATCATAAATCTGATCAGCGCCATCCCAATCAACATCTATATCTTCCCAGTTGCCTCCAAAACTTGTGTATTCTAATATTCTGACTTTATACTTTCGCTCGTCTGATTTGTAGAATTCATCATAAATTGTTGTATTTGTAACAAATAAATTTAATGTACAATTGGATCCAATAATTGGCGAGTAAATATCATCATCAGCGTTCCACTCGATAACACAAGGATCGCCAGTTCCAACTAATTGAGTTGGCTCTGTACCTACTCCAAAAGGATCGAGAACAAAGTCTTTTTCTAATATTTCTATTTTAAACCTTTTCTGAGTTACATCGGAAAAGAACAATTCATATTTAAGTCCGTATGCCATTATAATATTCTACTTCGGTTCCGTTCTGCTCTCTGAAGTGCAACAACTAAATCCTGACCCTGTATTCTAAACTCTCCGCCCACATTTACATTCTGACTGCTTTGTCCTATCATGCCTTTTAATTTATCTAAAGGAGCGATTACTTCTGGATTTGATCTGGCGCCAGAATATTCACCCATGAGTCCAAGAGTTGGTCCAGACACTATTCCGCCATTTGCAAAGGCTGGAACGCCCTCACTTTGTATTTTAGACGCTAAAGCTGAAATCCCAGCACCTAATGCAATAGCAGCTAAACCAGCGACAACACCAACTCCAGGGATTGCAAAAGTCGTCATTAAATTGGAAGCTGCAATTGCGGCTGTACCCATTTGAATTAATATTTCTCCTAGAGTCTTAAATATGGTTGCACCTATTAAGCCGACAACATTTTCTCCACTCACTAATGCTTCGCCTAATGAGGCTGCTAAAGTCGAACCAATTTGACCAAAGTTTACAGATATTTCTTCTGAAACTTCTTTTGATTTTTTTGACAAACTTTCAAAACTACTTTGTAAACTCTTCGTAATATCCTCACCTTTTGGCGGCTCAATGTCAAAACCTTCAGCTCCTACAGCTACGTCACCTTTTGCAAACTCACCTTTTTTAAAGTCAAAATCACCTTTTTTAATAGATAAATTTATTTGAGAATGAGCCTCGACTTTTTCAAGAGCCACCCCTAATTGCTTTGTTTGATTGGTAGCTGTTGTCAAGGGTTTACTTAAATTTTCTAATGATGTTTTTAATTCAGCATTAGATTTTGCTGCAGCTTCTGCTTCTTTTTTCTTTTCTGCCAATGCATTAGCAGCGTCAGCAGCTTGTAATGATGTAAATTTTAAAGGATCTCCTAATGATTTTAATAGATTAAAAAAGGTTTTTGTCCTACTTACGGCTGGCTCTAGTCTATGCAAATATTCAACAAATGCACCTACTAAGGTAACTACAGCCGCTGCGATAGCGCCCACAGGATTTGCTAACATCGCAATAGTTAAACTCTTAAAAGCCGATACAACTTTCATGATAATAGGTAAAGCTGCGACAAAACCAGAAGCCACTAAAGCTATACCAGAGGACATTGATCCCAAAACAACTAAAACTGGACCAATTGCTGCAACCACTCCACCTATTATGACTATGATTTTTTTAGTGCTAGAATCTAAACTTTTAAATTTAATTAATACATCATTTGCTTTTTTTACCAATTTTGTGAAAGCTGGCAGAATTACAGATCCAAAACTCGCTCCTAACTCCTTCATGGATTCCTGGAAAATCCTCATTTGGTTGGCGGCGCCATCTGAAGTTCTAGCAAAATCACCTTGAGCATTGGCTGTCTTAGCCATGACAAATTGATACCTAAGCTGTACTTTCTCAGCTTGAGTCATTTCTTTGATAGTCTTTTTGATGCCTTGTTCCATTGCAAACTGCTCCAAATTGACTTGAGTCATTACTATCCCTAATCGTTTAAGAGATTCAGTCTCTCCAGTAAATACACCAGCTAATGCAGTGGTAACCTCTTCAATATTCATGTTTTTGAATGAGGCTAGATCACCAGCGAGTCCAACTAATGAAGTTGATAGATCAGAGGCGCTGTCTACAGATAATCCCATAGAAGTACTCATATCGCCAAATAGAGCTGCCATATCTAAAGCAGTTCCTTGAGCAATACCAAATTGTTGTAGCGTTGTTTTAGCAAACTCTCGAACCTCTCCAGAGGCTGATCCAAAGGCAACATTTACCTTATTCAAAGACTCCTCAAAGTCTGATGCCATTTTGATTGCAGCTCCTCCAGCTATTCCTAAAGGTAGTGTCAGTCTAGTTGAAAGGTTTTTTCCAATACCAGATATTTTTGACCCAAATTTATCTAGTTTTCCAGATGCTGTATTGAGCGCCCTTGTTAGCTTACTAGCATCCCCACTGATTAATACGTTTAATTTTTGATCTTGCATAGTACAAAAATACTAAAAAAAAAGGCGCTATATTTTAACGCCAACATTTCTCACCTTCTCTAAAAAACTCTCGAAATCCTCCCTTGTGCTTTTAGGTATTTCCTTTTTGATATATTTATCCTGTGGAAGAGGAAATAGTTTTTCTGGCTTTATCATTTGATTACGCTTCTGGCAATTTACATTGTGAATTAATGTTGCTAAATAGCGGATCCTCTCCCATTCAAGGTTTTGCTTTATATTGTATGATTCCCCTAGACGCTGATTCTCTGCCCAAGTGTTAATCCAAAATTCCATGGGTTTTATGCCGACTTGACCTATGTAGTAATCGAGCAGAGTGTCCCAGGTTAGGTTGTCGGCTTCGGCTTTCCCCCAGTCTTAGGTTGTGATGGGTTCCTTTCAATACCCATGTTCAAATCATTTCCTAAGATACGAGATTCCATCATGGCGCCTATCATCTTTTCAAGTTCATCCTGGTTGATGTCCTCAAGCCAAGAACCAACTTTGAATTGATTGTAAGCGATTTCATTCCCCTCCTCCTGATCATAAGCCAATAAAGCGCTATAAACTAAAGCACGAATAGCTGAGATAGAAATGCCACCAGAAAATAAGTCTCCTATTTTGTCTAGTGGCACATTCATGATTTCAGTAAAATTCGCCCAGAAGTTCATGCTGAAATGCAATGTTCTCTCTGAGCCACCAAGTAATGTGGTGTAATACCCTCTTTTTTTGTTTGCCATTATGTGATTAATTTAATTAAGCCTTCTTAATTGTTGGATGCTGTAATTGATCCAGTAAGCGTGATTGATCCGCTGTATGATACTGGCGATTCCATTTCCGCACTCACGTCAATTGAAGCTATAAAGCCTTCAGCCGTATAAATTCTCTCGCCACTTGCAGAAGTTCCAAAAACACAAGTCACTTGAGTTCCAGCTAGTAAATAGTCAGCGATTTCATTCGAGTTTGCTGTATCTGTATAGTCAACAAGTCCATCGAAAGAAATTTCACCAGATTTTACTCCAGCGATAACTTCTTGAAATCCATTACTGTCCTTAGTAGTTGCCTCCGGTAAGTCGCTTGACAATGAAATACTGCATGAAGTTGTATGTCCAACAGTTGTCCCCTCTAGGCTTAAAATTAAATTAGTTCCGTTAAATACTGCCATTGTGTTAAAATTTTATACAAATATAGTGATTATATTATTTATTTATTTTCCTCTTCTGCCACGCCATCAACATGATTATCGATGCTATTTTTTAGCGAGTTAATAAAAGCTGTTTTCCCAAATTCTAATTGCTGTAAATTGAATTTTGAACTTGAAATTTTGCGTTCTAGATCAGCGATATGATTGATCATAATTTGCTGCTCTTGTGTTAAATCATCATAGTTGTAATCTACTTCGTCAATCGTAATGGTTTTCTTTTCTTCTTTTGCCATTTTACTTAAATTTAAAAATTAATAATTATGCACCTATTGTTTTGGTAACCACGCTGGGATTTACCTTTTCTGCTATCTGTGCATCGATAGCATCTTTTTTAGCTTGTACTTCTTCTTCACCCATTGCAGCTTCTACCCAACCATTCACCTGCTCTTCTGTAATAGAATCGAAGTTTGTAAAGTTAGTTAAATCAGAAGTATCTAAAGCAATAGTTCCATAAGTACTTCCTATGTTCTCATTGTCATCCTCTCCTGTTAGCCTCCAATGCACGTTAAAGATTACATCGCTATGTCCTTCTAATGAAGGATAAGTGTCTACTGTTTTGTTATTCCAAGTATAAGTCATATTAGTTATTTATTTGTGATTTTAAAGTTTCTATTTCTGCTTTTAGTTCTTGAATAGCACCTACTAATAGAGGTACTATTTTACTTTGGTCTATACCTTGATAGATTGCGTTTCCTTCTTCATCTACTGCATCTTTTTCTCCGCTAATAGCTTCAGGTACTACTTCGGCTACTTCGTGAGCAAGGAAACCATCTACTGTCTTGTCAGCATCTGCAATAAAATTGAAACGAGAAGGTTTTAGCGCATCTACTCTATCTAAAGCACCAGTCATCTCTACTACGTTTTCTTTTAGTCTGTAGTCAGAAGAAGTGTTATAAGATGTTGCTGAACCAAGTGTACTAATGGAACCAACTACTCCATTTAAATTTGAAAAACTTGCTAAATATCTTGTTCCAGTAGCATCATTTAGTAATTCTAAAGCAACATTCCCAGTGTCTGTAGTACTATTACTTGAAACCCTTAATGCACCAATACTTTGAAATGCTTGTGAAGAAACATAACCTCCAGTAACTTCAATATCCCCCCCACTCGTTATACGCATTCGTTCTTCAGTCAAATCCCAATCTATAGAACTCCCTGAAGTACTTCTTGTCCAAAAAGTTAAATCACCAACACTATTACTTCCTGTTCTTTCGTGAACTATTTTTGCACCAGTAAAATTATTATCTGAAGAAACCCCAAAAGCTACACTAGAACCC